TATGAAACTCTACCTCTGCGAGGGCTACGACCCTCTATTGGGTCCGATCAGAGACCTCGTCTACGCAGCCTCGATTACCGAGGCTAAGGCTAAATTCTTTAAATTCTTCGGCATCCCTTCCCTCCACACCCAAATCCAAAAACTATGATTGACCTAAACGACCCTGCATCAGTCTGCCGAAGCATCGGCTATTTCTTAACCTACCTCGGAACCGTCGCACCGCTCGTCGGGTTGGCCTGGGCTACATGGAGGATCGCACGATGAGCGAATGGATAAACGTGAAGACCATGCCGGACATGGACGTGAATGTTATCCTGCACACCGAAGACGGGGTGGTGGATGCTGGCTACGACGACGGGCAGGATTTTCGCTTTCTGAGCGGAGGCAAAGTTGATAGCCCAGTAACGCACTGGATGCCCTATCCTAAGCCACCGGGGGGAGCGAAATGAAGACCAGCGACGATCTCTCAACGATTTCCTTCATGTCCACCTTTGGAGGCCGCTTTGCCCGGGCTTTGGCTCAGGCTGCCTTGGCTGCGGATGATGAAAACCTTTTTCTTATAAAAACCACTTGGCCCGGCCTATGGGGAAAATATGCAAACTGGCTGAAACGCGCCGAAACGGATGGACAATTATGACGGCCACTTTCGCAATAGTGCTTTCACTTCTATCCCTCGGCTCGTGCTTCGCCAGCTACCAACTCGGGCGGGATTCCATGCGGCAGGAGATCAGAGACTACCAAGAGCGCAAACGTCGCTTTGAAGAGTTCGACGAGGACTAACGATCAAATCCACCCACGATGACCGCGCCCCTGACTCCCGCTTGCAAATCCGACTCCAACGCGGTCAGCGTTGGGTGCGATGCCTTGTTCGGCTTTGTGGGGTTTGAGCCGGTATCGCTGTCCGACGCCAACCGCTGCCTTGTGGAGTGGGGGCACAAGATGGGGGCGATCAATCGAGGCAATCAGGGAGCAACCTGTCACGCGCTGGTGCATGAAGGGCGAGCCGTGGCCGTCACGACTGCCAGCAATCTCATCGCGCCAGTGGTAGGTGGCGGATGCCAATGGATGACCCGCGACAACACAATCGAGCTATCGCGCCTCTGTGCCGCCCGTGGCGGCCTCTGCCGTGTGGCTCTGCGACTTTGGCGCGAGTTCGTGTTCCCAGCGATGGGCTACGAGTTTGCGGTGAGCTATCAGGACGCCGACCTGCACAACGGCAACACCTACCGCTTCGATGGCTGGGAGCGAGTAGGGCGGGCACGCAGCGGCACCGACACGCGATCCGGGAGGCCAGGACGCGACAAGTGGGTGTGGGCGTGGCCAGGTAAGCCGAACCTATGATCGCCCTCGACCCCGGCACAACCCACACCGCGTTCGTGCAGTTCGACAGCGGCCTTATCATCGACCACGGCCACCTGCCGAACGCGGAGATCCGCCAGATTCTGATCGGCCGCGAATACAACAGCGTGGCCTGCGAAATGATCGCCAGCTACGGCATGGCGGTGGGGGCTTCGACCTTCGAGACCTGCGTCTGGATCGGGCGATTCATCGAGGTAGCACGCACGCCGGTAAGGCTCTGCTACCGCAAGGATGTTAAAATGTATCTCTGCGGCTCCATGCGAGCCAAAGACGGAAACATAAGGCAGAGACTTATCGACATTTTCGGGCCGCAAGGCACGAAGAAGAACCCAGGAGGGACTTATGGTATCAAGTCCCACACCTGGGCGGCACTGGCAGTGGCCGTTTACGCTGCCGAAACAAACCAAAAATACAAATAAAACATGAAAATAGAAAAAGCACAAAGCAGTAAAAACCCATCAAAATTACCTGACCAAAGAACCGATCTAGTTAATCAAATGTTCTACGCTGTTGAGAAAGATAAAGTTACATGGCAAGGGGTTGTTATCGGGAATCCAGAGCCAGGGTGGTATCTTATTCAGCTATTCTCGCATGTAACAGGCAATCCCACAAATCAAAGATTGGTTAGAATTGATTCTATGGGCGAATGGTTGTTCTTTGATGATTTAGACCAAATGGAATATTCTTACGCTAAGGGAGCCGTAAGATTGCTTTTAGATAAAACAGAAAAAAACAAAGAAACCCAAAACAAATGAAAATAACAACAGGCAAACAAACACGCGCACAGCGCGTCGTCATCTACGGAGTCGAGAGCGTAGGCAAATCAACCTTCGCAGCGCAATTCCCCAAGCCGCTCTTCCTCGACATCGAGCAGGGCACCAGCCACCTCGACGTTGATCGTTGCGACATCGGCAGCTGGAAACAGCTAACAGAAGCATTGGCCGAGGCTAAAGTAACCGAATACCAAACCATCGTCATCGACTCTGCTGATTGGGCAGAGCGACTGTGCGTTGAAGACCTGCTGGCGACCAGCAAAAAAACCAGCATCGAGGACTTCGGTTTCGGTAAAGGCTGGGTAATGGTCGCGGAGCGGATGTCTCGTATGCTCGCCAGCATCGATATGCTGATCGACGCAGGCAAACATGTGGTGCTGATCGCCCACAGCAAGATCGTCAAATTCGAGGCACCGGACGCGCTCGCCGCCTACGACCGCTACGAGTTAAAACTAAGCAAGCAAAGCTCTCCGCTCTTGAAAGAGTTCGCGGATGAACTTTGGTTCCTGCGTTTTAAGACCAAGGTCAGCACCAGCGACACCGGACGGGGCAAGGGACTCGGAGGCAAGGAGCGGATCCTGCTAACCACACACAGCGCGGCCTACGATGCGAAGACCCGCAGTGGTCTCGCTGAGGAGCTGCCGCTTGAATGGGCCAGCGTCTCGCACCTGTTCAAGACAGCAAAGACAGCAAAGACAGCACCGGCACCAGAAAAACCTGCGGTCGTTAAGGTCGCGGATTGGACTATAGAGGTCGCCAAACACGGCGAGGCCGCAACAGCATTTCTGCGAGCCAAGGATCAGATCACAGCGGAGCAGGATTGGACAGAGGCATCAGACCGCGTGCTCGAGCGCATCCGCCAGGATGTGCCCAAGTTCTTGGCGACCGTGGCGGCATTTCACGCTCTAACAACGGAGGCAAAATGAAGGAACTATCACCAAGCATGCTACCAAAACTCGAAGGATGCCCGGTCTACGTCTCGCAGTGGACGACAAGCCCGGCAGCGGAGCGAGGCACCCGAGTAGATAAATGGATCCGCGATCGGATACACATCATCATGGATCACGAGCCGCTGCCGGAAGACGAGAAGGAGACCGTTATGTGGGGAGTTAACAAACTCCTCGAATTGGCCGGCGACCATAAACTCGAATGCCGCGAGACACACCTCGCCATGTCAGTGCCTGCTCTCAGCAAGGTCGGCACCGCAGATGCGCTCTGCGTAGACGGTGGGTGGCTGGCAGACATCAAGACTGGACAGGTTAGGGATTATCTCGCCCAAGCAGCAGCCTATAGTTGGGCATGTATGGAACGGTATTTTACCGACTACTGGGTGGCGCACATCGTCTACGTAGATCAGCGGCTCGTCAGAACCTACGAGTTTACGATTGAGGAGGCGGAGCGCATCACCCGGCGAGCAATCGACCGCGCAACGTGGGTTCATGCGCAGCCGACTCCTTGTGAATTTTGCGACTGGTGTGCAAATAAGGATACGTGTAAAGCTTTAGTAGTGCAGAGTAAGGCAGCACTGGCCGATGTTGCATCGGTCAACGGCGACTCGCTAACCATTATCCGCGACCGCATCCTTACCGATCCACAGCAGCACGTTGAATTCGTGACCCGATTCAAGTTCTTCGTCAAGGAATTTGGAGACCCGCTCACCGACGCACTACGCGATCGTCTGGAGGCAGGAGAGACGATCGATGGGTGGTCACTGACCAACCCAAAAGATCGGCAATACATCGAGCCAGAGACGGCATTGATGGTCGCAGGTCAACTCGATCCATTAACGGCATTTCTCGCCGGCGGCGGGAAGATGTCCGCAGAAAAATTTCTCGAATTTGCGCAGGAGTTGCAGATCGAGAATCCACACAGTCTGGTTAAAAGCGCGCCAGGCACAAAAGCAATGCGCCAAACAAAAAGGAAAAACTAAAGTGCCAACATACAAAAGCAGCGAATTAAAACAGGCCGGAGTCTACTACGTGACCCCAGGCGTTTACAAAATGGAGGTTGCAAGTGCAACCGACAAAACAAGCCAGAACGGGAATGCCATGATTAAACTCGTGTGCAAAATCCAGCTGCCGGACGGGTCGGCAGGCCCAGAGGTCTGGGATCATCTGGTTTTCACTCCCAAGGCGGCGTGGAAGATCGACCAGTTCCTTGCATCCATCGGCAGGGCGACAATCCCTGGCGAGGACATCGATGTCGATGCTATCGACCTGATCGGCGCGGT